CCGCTCGCGCTACGCGCTCGCTCCGCTGCATGCGATAAATGATTGCACATTATTGCACAGTACGAATCCGTATTAGTGGGAGCGAGCGAAGCGAGCGGGCTGTGATCAGTATATTTTATGACCCTATGGGGGTTTTATCAGCATTACTAATATAAAAGTAGTGCTGAGACATTTTTGTCATTTTTTTACGACCACATTGCCTCTGATACAGTAGGAAACTGTTCCATAAGTAACTGTTTAACGCCAGTTGCAATCAATTGATGTTCAAGTTGAGTCCCGTTAGCGCATCTTAGCGCAGTATAATGCAACCAAGAGCGTAAAGTACCGTTCATATAAAGTTTAGTAGGTGTTGAAAGGGGAAGAACATCTCTTGCACATTCTTTAGCTACACCAGCGGCTAACATTTCATTATAAAGTGCTAAGGATTGATCAAATAAGTCTTGAGTACGTATTTGGAATTCTTGTTGAGTAAATTCATTAAGATCATCAATACTATTCTGTCTATTTGAAGTATCTTGTCTACGAAAGTTAGGGAGTGATGGCGTGTTAACGACTTGAGCGTACCTTTGACTAAATTCTTGAAAACTAAAAGATCTATGTCTTAAGATTTGACTAGCAACACTTCTGGTAGTGTCAATCTGTACACACATATTAACCATTTCAAAGGGAGACCAATGATTATGTTTAATAAGATATTTAATTAATTTAATACAATCAGGATTATCTTGATTATTAGGATTAGATACTCTAGCCATATAAGCTATCAATTGTTCAGCATCAGGAGTGACATGAACTAACTCTACATTATGCATACAGTAGTATAAGTTGTGGTGGGATTAATGTTTTGTATTGGGATGTATAATAAGTACTCACAAGATTCAGTACTTAAGAGGATGTGTTTATAAAGAATGAAGAAGAGGGAGATGTTTGTCTTTTGTGTCTTTGGATCCTCCTCACGCTTCATTAGATAAAGGAGGAATGAGAGCTTGTCTCGAATTCCTCCCAATCGGAGAGTCGGGTCCACCCTTCCCTTCCCCCCTATACGTAAGGGACCGCTCAAACCCAGGTGGGTACTGAATTTTTAGAATTACCTTTAGCTTGTTGTCTTTGTTCTAAATTCATACCAAAAACCATATGATTAGCAGAAGCTTGAGGATCATCAATCATTTCTTCAATCATTGAATTCCACTCATTACGTTTACGATTTTTAATAGCTTCTAAAGCAGAGATACCAAGAGCATCTGTATAATATTGTACACCTTGAGCGAGGGCATCTATTCTATCATCGTGACGGATTGCACCTTTTTCACGACACATTCTAGACATTTGATAGAATAGCATATAAAGAAGACGTTCTTCTGGTGCAGCTTGTGGATTAGATTTAAAGTCCCATTCAATTACGGAACGGTCAATAACAAGTCGGTGTTGATTAAGGACGGGCTCAAGGGAATCAATGATTCGATCTTCTTTTCTAACATTTGCTCGGACTTCTTCAATATCAATTGCTTGTTTTGTTTGTTGAAGATGTTTGCGGAACAACTCGCTAACAATACCGTCACCAAAATTAGTTTCAATGAGGAGCTTAGTAACGCCATATTTTTTACAACCTTTTAGAATATCAAGTAATGTGTTGTCGGAGTATCCGTCTCGGTAAGCACGCATGTCGTGCAAGTACAGGAAACCATTGCGTTGTGAGATAAAAGCTGCTGCCGTTTCATCCGATCCACGACCCGACGGGTCAACACTGCAGATTGTTTCTTGGTAAGGATCCCATGTTCCTTGTAACTGCATTGGAGAGTAGAAATAGTCTCCAGGTAATCCAACAGTGGGGAGGTCTTTGATAACGTTTTGTGGATCGGAGCACCAAACGATGGATTCGGGAGCAGTAGAGGGGTTAACGCTAGTGACGATAAGGTCAGAGCATTTAAGAGGAAACTTTTCAGCATCGGATAAACTCGTATCTAACATGAACTGCAACATAAAGTTGCTACGACCCATTGAAGCTTCACGTTCAATCAAGTCTTCATTATCAAATCTATCATCAGTTACTTCCCACGATTCAGCACCACCATCTATATCTTCAACTAGTTGAGGCGCTAGAAGACCTTCGTATTGTGTTACTTTTCTAGGGTATCTAGCAGGCCAAACAAAAGGCTTGTAAGCTCTTTCAGCTAGCTTACGATAGACAGTAAATGTTGTCTGAGGTGTACCTAGAAACATAATACGACTATCATTCTTGGGAGTAAGGATAGATTCAGCTTCAGTACATAGTTGAAGAAGTTTCTCCCTCATAAATTCTGTCATCGAATTGCCAGGAACCTCAATATCGTCAAGGATCATCAGGTCAGCACGAGAACCGGTAAGCTGACCAGTAATGCCCACTGATTTAACAGAAGGAGCTTGGTGAGGGGAGCAAGCCACATCGAATGAGATACGACTCCAACGGGAGTCATCAGATTTAGGGCGCAAATGAGCCAACCAGGGTGTTTCAATGATTAATTTTTGTAGGAAGATTGACATGTTATCTGCTCGTTCTTTAGAAGCAGATATAATCATTATTTTCTTTTCGGGGTTATTAAATAAAGTCCAAAGAACAAAAGCACCAGTAATCCAGCTCTTACCAACTCCCCTAAATGCTTGGATTTGTAAACGCTTTGGACCGTGTTGAAGGTAATCAGCAATTGCATATTGAGCACGTGTAGGGTTTGGTAGATCTAGTTCACTCCATAATGCTTGTAGGAATAGCTTAAAATCGTCTTTAAGGAGGTCTAAAGTGTTCATAGGTAGAATCTAGCGTGTAGGGGGTTAGGAAGGCTTAGAAGCCGAATATGATGGCACCTGCGACTTTCTTTAGGCCGCCCATAACTTGTTTACCGGCGTATTCTAATTCGTTAAGTGGGTCTTCTTTAATTTTATTATAAACGTTTATCAAAGGCTCAGGATCACGTGCAGTATCAATACCAATGTTTGCAACATCAGCAACTGTTGAAACAACTTCTCCAACGGGTCCAGCAGGTGGAAAAGCACCTACTACATCACCAGCTAAAGATACACCAGACAAACCAGCTTGTACATAATCAAGAGGGTTGCCTGATTCTTGTGCCATTTGTGTACGACCAACAGTTTCTGCTGCGCTAGCTGCTGTACCTAATGCAGAGTATGTTGATACACCAGCAGCAGCTAACATTGTTAGTTGTTTACGATTTAATCTAGCAGCACCTTTATTCATTTCAAACGGTGTTGCTGGTTCTGGTGTAGGTAAAATAAATTTATTAGCATCTACATCTTTTTTTAATCTATTTACATCAAAAGAATTGTCAGCGTTAAAATAAGTATCTAAAGCAGCTAATCTAGCTTTATTTTGTGATTCTAGTTGTGGGCCTAAAGCTGTAGCAATTTCATGCTGTTCAGGTATGTATTCAAGAAAATCTAATTTTTGGTTTGCTAATCTTCTTTTTGCTTTTGTTTTATAGGCTTCTGTTGAATCAGCAGTAGCTGTAGATAAAACTCGTTGCGTAAGACCAGGCGTTTTAAACTCAGCACTAAATTGCATACGATCAGCAAGACTTGAAAGTAATTTTTGATCGGCGGCAAAAGATTCAACTGCATTTAATTTTTCTGCAAAAGTAGCACCAGGTTTAAAATAAGGTTTACCTTCAATACCTAAATACCTTTCAATAGCATGGATACCACCTTGATGTAATTCAGCAAACATATCAAGGCGATTCATAGTTAAATCACCTGGAACAAGACCATATTGAGCAAACTTTTGCCCCATAATAGTTTTTTCAGGTATATCTAAATCCTCAAAAAATGCTGCGGCGTTATTTAAACTTGTTCTATGATGTGCTTGTTTACCAGTGTCAACAGCTACTCTACCTTTAGTGCCGCCTTTAGCGTCAATACCAATCCGTTGATTACCAGCTTTTTGTTGAAGATTTCTTAATTTTCTAACAAAACCTTTAGTTAATTTAGGGCTAGGAGAATTTTTAATTTTTAATTTAAGGTCCGCTACTTTAGCGTTAAATGATTCTTGACCAGTAGGCATAATTAATTAATATACTCCATAATTAGTTTTTCACGGAGTCTATTAACTCCAAATTTGTCTCTCATCCAACTAAGGACGGGTGTACTTCCTTTATCCTGATTACATCTGGTACAGGCGCATACAACATTCGTTGCGACATCCTCTCCGCCACGTGCGCGAGGATGAACATGATCGATAGATAGTTGACTAAGGTCATAGGTTTTTCCGCAATAAATACAAGTATGGTCAAAGTGTTCCTTAATAGAGCGCCTCCACAGACGCTTAGCTTCTGGTGAGGTCATGGCTATTAAGTTGTATAAGTAATCGTTAGGGGTAGGAAGTAGTGGGGTCATGCGCGTCCTTTACGTGCTCTGTTTTTTGATGCTGCTTCGAGGAATGTCTTTCCATTTTTCTTATGGGATACATCCTTGCCATCGCCGTTACCGTAGGTTCCACGTTTACGGTTTTCTTTATTTAATTTGGATCGTTTAGAGATCTGTAATTTAGAGCCATCATATTTCTTTTGGTAAGATTTATAGTTACCATTAGCATATTTAGCTCCGCTATAATTAGAGCTTCGTGCCATATAGTCTCCGTTGTACAAGTTCAGGATCAACAGTTGGCATAATAGATGCTAATTTATCCAGTGGGTTACCTTCAAAAGCAACACCACTAATATCATTTTTAGCTAACCAATCACAAGCTGCTTTTAAATCTTGAGTAGAAGCCTCACCCGATTTAATACGGGCAAGGAATTCCTTTGTAACAAGATTATGCAACTCATTAAATTGATCTTCAGTTGCTTTCTTGTTCGGCATTAGCTTTTTTAGCTTTCGTTTTCTTAGCTTTTACTGGTGCTTTAATTTCGTAACGTGTTTCGTTAGGTTCATGCACAAGGTGTGATTCAGCACGTACTGCTTGCTCTTGTGTGGCGAACTCTCCTAATACCTTTTCGGTGTATAAATCAATTAGTTTGTAAGTCATTCAACCAATGTTCCTCATGTCTTTTGATTGAAACTTTTTGTTTGTATCTATCTTCTTTTTTTCCTTTCGATAGAGACGCCCTGGCTCCTTATTAGTGTAGCCTCCCATAAATTCACGCAAGTAAGAAGCTGCAACTTTTTTTTTGTGTGGCATGATTAATTCCTCAATACAATTTGATCTAATTTGTTTTCGATGCGTATCATATGGTCTTCCATACGTTGCACCATTACTGATAAATCAGCTTTTGATACGTAGTCTTGAGCTACATTTAATTCAAGTGTATCAATACGTCTATCTAGACCACTAATGCGATCATGTACGTTATTTATTCTGTTGTGTAGTCTGTTGTTAAGTGCTGCACCGCCTGCGATACAAGCAATGACAACAGACACTATTGCTTCCATTTATTCAAGAGCCACGATTGGTACAATGTCATTACATAAAATTTCTACGCGAGATCCAGGTCTAAAAGTAAACCCAGTTTTCATAATTTCCGTACACTTAAGTGCTCTTACTAGTTCGTAGTCAAGACGCATCTTTTGTTCGTGTTTACGGGCGATAGCTTTACAGGTTTCTATCATGCCACCATCTAGTGGGATTGAAAGGCTGACCTGAGCACCCCAATTATTATTTTTAATGTAACTATCAGGATTCATAGGAGTTGTATCATTACCCATATAAAATGGAGAAAGCTGCATGGTTGTACCATTACAGCTATTATTACTAGCGTAATATTGCCGTGACGGTGCTCCATTGTTTTGAAACTGTACCGCCTGATTAGTTACGTTACCTGTAGCTGCTGCAACAGGATTTGATGTATTTTGAACTCTAGGTTCTTCTGCGTAAACAGGTGCTACGACTATTGAGAGAAGACTGACAAGGATGTAGTAGTAGATACTTGTTGAATAGCTTCTGTTACCAGACTGTCTTCCACAATACCTGCGGCCCTTGTCATAATTTCTAGTTGAAACTGCTCTCCAGAGTTTGTCACTGAATAAGTTGTGGAAGAATCTTTGATATCTCCACTGGGTGTTACGTTTGTTCCTGACCATGATGAATATGCACCACCATAGATATTAGTAGCAATTGTTCGATCAATATCAATGGTGGTAGTTGTTGTAGATTGCATTGACCCCTGTGTAAAGTTAGGGGTGACACTTTGAGCTGTTGCTGGACTAGCCAACATTAAAAGTACGAGTAAGCGTTTCATTCTTCTTTCTTTTTAGGATCAGTAGACTTGTTGTTAGACTTATTATTAGAAGTCGATAAACCAAAAGTTGCAAGCGCTCCCGTAAAAATAGAAGCCGGGAAAGTAATATCCCCACCAACACTCTTTTTAAACATAGGTAGCTCTACATAATTTAAAGTAATAATGAAACCACTCCATACCACAACACCTAGACGTACAAAAGTACCTAGGATTTGAAGCTCATCTTCTGTATTTTCTTTTACTTTTTCTAAGAAGTTTTTGGGTTTTCCTCCAATGGCTTCTTATTTAATTTGCTCCATGCTGTTTTAATAATAGGTTTAAATAGTGTAACTAAATATTTAAATAATGATTGACCTATTAATGTGGCAGCTACTGAAATAAATGCAGTAGTAGCTGCAGTAGTCATAATCGTAGTTGTAGGCATCGGGACTTCAATGTCCGTAAATGGTACACCTATGATCTGTGCTTCTGGCGGAACATAAGGTTTGGCTGGTGTAGCACTAGGTTCTGTATCTTTTGGTGCTTCGTCGTATGTATTGCTGTTAATCCCTTGTATACCAGGAGGTGGCCTAAGTGTATTAGGAGGTACTACAAGCGGTTTGTAGTTGGGTAAATCTGCTTGCGGTACATCTAGTATAGGACCGGGTAATCCCGGCGCTTCAGGCAGCTCTAGGTAAGGGAAGGCAGGTATTTCTTCCCATTCCATTATTTAGTTGGGAACAATCCTGCAGAAACAAAAGCAACTACTTTGTCATCAACATCATTATCAGTTGATTTAGCATATGCCTTTAGAAGATCAAGAATAAGGAATTTAACCTTTTCTGATTTCATAAAGGAAAACAGGATTGGACGGATAAGAGTAATCATAATTTTAAGATGGTTTAGTTGGCCAAGTCATGGTATGTGGAAAACCTTCAGCTGATGGTAGGTCACGCAAAGCTTGGCGATATGTAGCCCATGCTGTTTTATCAGCAGTGCTATCAGCAAGCTGAGTCCAATCAGATTCAGTTAGTTTAGTAGAACGTAGTTTGCGTACATCTGTAGCTGCAGTGCTATCAACACTAGACCTATATGCGGATTCTTGTTCAGCTGCAGTAGCTTCTTCAGTGTCAGTAAAAACCGGACCAGCGATAAACTTAGTGAACCACTTACCATCAATCTCTTCTA